TTATTTTTTATTTTGCTTTTTGTTGTGTTTGTGTAGTTGTTGTATTTGGTTGAGTTGGTGTTATAGGATTTAATGGTGTTGATGAATTTTGATTTAAGTTTATTAAATTATTAATATTTGTATTGTTTATTTTATTATAATTATCAATAAATTGTTTTATAGAATCATTTAATGTTTCATATAATTTTTGATTTGAGATATATGAAATTAATTTGATTTGTGATAATAATGTTGGATTTATTAAAAATGTAAATCTAATTTTTGGTTGTTTTGGTGTTGTTATATTATTTGTATTCATTTTTATTATATTTAATTGTTATTTTATAAATGTATAATGAGGTTTTGTGTTATTAAAAGATAAGTTGATGAAGAGTATAAAAATTGGATTGTATTTAAGAAAAAGTAGTGGATTGGAGGATAATATTAATTTATTAAATCAAAAAGATGTTGGTATTGAATTTTGTAAAGTAAATAATTTTGAATATGAAGTTTATAGTGAAGTAATAAGTGGTGGAGATTTAGATAGAATAGAATTTAATAAGATGATTAAGGATTGTGAAGATGGATTGTTAAGTGGTGTCTGGGTTTTTAAATATGATAGGTTGGAAAGGAATATGGAGAGTATGATATTATTTAGAAATGTTTGTGTTAAGTATGGTATAAAATTTTGGGTAGGGAATGAAGAATATAATTTAAATGATAATCAGGATAGGTTGAATATAGGGTTTAGAAGTTTAATTAGTGAAGATGAAAGATATAGAATTAGAGATAGAGTAGTTAGAGGTAAGAAGTTTAAATTAAGAGATGGAAAATATATTATAGGTAGGATGAGATATGGATATGATGTTAATAAAGGTATTGTCAGTGTTAATAAAGAAGAAAGTAAAATTGTTAAATGGATATATAAGATTTATTTATATAAAAGTGTAAATAGTTATAGTGAAGTTGAGTTAAGATTGAATAATAAGTTTAGATTACATACAAATTATATATTTAAAAGTGGAAGTGTAATAGGAGTAAATAAGATTAGAAAGATATTAAAAGATGATTTGTATTTAGGTTATTTAAAAATGAAATTTGATGGAGAAGAATTTGAATTTAATTTTGATAGTATTATTAGTGTAGAAGATAATTTAAAAGTTAAGTTAAAGATTAAGGAATTAAATAGTTTAAGAAAAAGAAAAAGTATTGAAGATGATTTTTTATTAAAAGGTAAAATATTTTGTAATTGTTGTAAAAATATAATGTGGGTTGTAGGAAGTAATATGAAAAAGTATTATAGATATTATAGTTGTAGTGTTGAAGTAAATAAAATTAATATTAGAAATAATTATAGAAATAAAGAAATTAAGGTTGATTGTAAGAGTATTTTAAGAAATAAAATAAATTTAGAAAAGGTTGAAAAAATTGTTTGGGATTGTTTATTTGATGTTTTATTAAATAGCAAAAATATATTAGATGAATATGGAAAAAAGTATAAGGATGATAGAATAAATGAAAAAAATTATTTGAATAAGATTAAGAGTTATGAAATTAAAAAGGTAGATAGAAAAGAAATATTTTTAGATGTTGTAAAAAAGTTGGGTAATGATGATATTTTAAGTGATGTTTTAGAGTTAGAGAAAAGAAAATATTTAAGTGATATTGTAGATTTTGATAATAATATTAGAGAATTAAATGAATATATTGATAAATTAATTGTGTTGGATGATAAAGATTTGTTAGAAGATAGAATAAAAGATGATTTAAAATTAATATATGAAGATACCAGGTTTAAAAATAAAAAAAGGTTTTTAGATAAGTATGTAGAAAGTGTTTATGTAGAAAGAAAGAATGATAGTAGAAAAGAAATATTATTTGATGTAATAGTTAAATTTAAATTTGATTTAATTAGTAATAATATAAGTAGGAATAATAAAGAATTGAGTAAATTAAGTATGAATAAAGATAATTTAGAGATTATTGATAGTAATGTTTATAAATTAAAAGATGTAGATTTTAATGGTAAGATTTTAGTATATAAAAGTATTATTAAGATTGAATTATTGGTTAATATTATTATGATTAAAAATAGTGAAAAAAAATATGATATTGGTTATGTTGGAAGTAAAATATTTTATTAAAATTGTTAGTTAAAGTATTGATAATGAATGTTTTAGTTAAATTTATTATATTATTATTTTGAGTATTTTAAGTGATTAATTTATAAATGTAGAATATATGTAATATGTTGTTTAATAGTTAATTTATTGAGTTATATAGTTGATTATAATGGATTTAAATATATTTTTTAATTAAAGTATATTTTTTTTTATGTTAAATTTGAATTATGGTATAGATTAGTTATATGTTGTTATATTTATTTTATTTAATAATATTTATTTATAATAATTAATATATAATATAATTTATAATTTATTTAATATATAATTTTTAGATTTTTTGAGTTTTTTAAGATTTAGAATAAATAGTGATTTTAGTATAATTTTTATTTGATGATAATTTTTTTTAGAATAATATTAATTTATGGTATAGATTAGTTATATGTTGTTTTGTTAATTTATTTATTTATGAAGTATAAGAATAGAAGTAATATAAAATATTGGGATGGTATTGAAAGTGATAGGTTAGAAAGAAATGTATATGATAGAATAAATAAAAAATATTGGAATGATGAAAAGAAAAAATGGGTTGGATATAAATTAAAAGGTAATAGGATTAGTAATAATAAATTTTATATATATGAATTTGAGTGTTTTGGTATTAAAGAATGTAAATTATTATTTGCTGATTTAGTTAATGTAGATAGAGTTTTAAAGTTTATTGATTTATTATATAGGAGATATGTTTATAATAAGAGTAGTGATGGTTTAATTAAATATTTAAAAGGAGATTATGTAAGAATATTAATTAAGGATTGTGAAAATATAATAGGTAATGGAAAAATTAATTATGAGAATAAAGATATTAGATTGTGGGAATGTGTTTTAAAAATATTAGATGATAGTGATATTATTGATGTTTATTATGGTGGAAAAAATAAATATGATAGTAATAAGAGTTTATGGTGGTGTAGATTAAATGATGATTTTTTAAAAAGTAAAAAGAAATTAAGATTAATTGAGGATAAAAATTTAATAAAATATTTTAATAAGAAGAATGATTTGTTATTTAAGAAATTTGATAAAAGAAGTAAGTGGGAATTAGAGTGTTGTAAGTTATTAGAATTAGATATTGAAAATAAAATTGATAGAATAATAGATAAAAGATTTGAAAGTAAGAAGAATGAAAGTATTGATAAATTGAGTTGGGAGATTTTAAGTGATAAGAGTAGGAATAGTAAAAAAATGGTGTTGGTTAGGAAATGGGTAAATAATGTTAGTGATAGTATATTTTATGATGATTTTGAAGAAGAATATAAAGATATTTTAAAGAAAGAATATTATAATTTTCAGGATGTGTTAAGTAATATTAAGAAGAATAATTTATTAGATGATAGATTTTTTGTTAATAATGAATTTGATGGAAGATATTATAATGTAATAAGTAATTTAAATAGAAATTATAGAAAGTATTTAAAATTAGATGGTGAGGAAATTGTTGAAGTTGATATTAGAAATAGTTATATAAGTTTATTTTTTTGTTTAATTGGTTTTATTGTAGAGTTTGAAAATGAAAAAAGTTTTAGTGTTGATGTATTTGAAGAAATTAGAAATAGATGTAAAAATAAATGGGGTTTTGGATTTTATGAATATTATAATGATTTAGTATTTAATAAAAGTGATGTTGATTTTTATAAAATAATTGGTTTTAAATTATTTGGAATGAGTTATAATAAAAGTAAAAGAAATTATGTTAAAGAAATTGTAAATAGATTAATTAATAGTAGTGATTTAGTTTTGAATAATTGGAGTGTGAATGGTTTAAATATTAGAGATATTAAAAGTAGAATATTTATGGATGATGGAATGGAATTTGTTGATGAAATTAAAAGTGTTAATTTATTGGATATTTTTGAGAATATAAAAGATTATAAGAGATATAAGAATTTAAATATATTAGTTGGTAGATTAGAAAGTGAAGTAATGAGAAAGTGTATGGATTTATTAATGGATAATAATATAAAGTTTATTAGTTTGTTTGATAGTTTTTTAATAAAGAAAGTGGATAGTGAAAAGGTTTTAATTATGTTGAATATAATATTGCAGAGTTATGGTAATAAATTAAAATTTAAAATATGAAAAGTGTATATAGTAGTAAAAAAATTAAGGAGATTGAAAAAAAATATGGTTTAATTATTGATAAAAAATATTTAAATAATATTGAATGGAATATATTTAGAGGAAGTAAGTTAGTTAAGGTTTAGAATAAAATGTATTTGAATTATAAAGTTAATTTTATGTAAAGTAGAATTATAATATATTAATTATGTGAAAAATATTGTATTAGGAATAGTATGATATTTTTTTTTGTTTGAATGTAAGTGAATTTGTAAATATGTGGATGTTGTAAAAGTGGTTTGTAATTTTAGAATATAAATAAGTTAATAGTATAAATTTTAAATAAAGGTTATGAATAAGTTAAATGTTTTGGGTTATTGTAGAATTAGTAGTGAAATGCAAATTAAAAAAAATAATAGTGTAAATATGCAAATTGATTATATAAATGAATATTGTAAAAGAATGAATTATAATTTAATTAATGTATTTAAAGATGAAGGTATAAGTGGTAAAATTAAAAATAGAGAAGGATTAAATAATTTATTTAATGTTATTAAGAATGATAAAATTGATTGTTTAATAGTTTATAGTATTAGTAGATTAAGTAGAAAGTTAAAAGATGTATTAGAGTTTATTGAATTATTAGATAAAAATAATGTAAAATTTATAAGTGTTAAAGAAAATATAAATTGTAATGAAGTAGTAGGGAAATTAATGTTAGGATTATTAGGTAGTGTAAATGAGTTTGAAGTTAATTTATTAGGAGATAGAATAAGAGATGTAAAAAGAGTAAAGAAAAGTAAAAAGGAAGTTTATGGTGGTAAAATATTATTTGGTTGGTATAGAAGAGGTAATAAGTTAATTAGAAATGTTAAAGAATTAAAAGTATTGGAATTAATTATAAAGTTGAGAGAAGAAAGTGAATTAAGTTATTTTAAAATTGCTGATTATTTAAATAGTAAATGTATTGATAGTAAGGAAAAATGTAAATGGTATGGTAGTAGTGTAAGAAAAATTTATTTAGATAATAGTTTTTTATTAGAAAATAATTAAATTAGTTTAGTATTAAATTAAAAATATATTAAAATGAGTGTAAAAGATGATGATTATTTTAATGATGGTAAGTTAGATAAAAAGAAAATTATTTTAAGTGAATTAAATGAAGTATTAGATTATTTTTATGATAATGTTAGTTATTATAGAGGTAAAATGAATGATAAGGTTGATAATATTTTAAATGATGATGTTAAAGTAATGGAGGAGGATATTAAAAATGTAAGTGGTAAGAGTAAAGATGTATTAGAAAAAGAATTAAATAGAATGAAGTTGGAAAGAGGTAAAGATTTAATGAAGAAATATAGTATGTTATTTAGTGATACAGTTTTGATTAAAAGTAATGTTAAAAAGAAAGTAAAAAAAAAGTAAATAATTTTAAATTGAATATTAGTAAAGTAGGTAAAGATAAGATGGGGATGAAATAAAAATTAATATTGTAATTATATAATAGGAATAGATGTTATTAAGTTAATGTCTATTTTTTTTTGGGATAAATTAGAATATTATTTGGTTGTAGTATGAATGTTTGTTAATGAAGATGTATTATTATTTGGTTGGATGATTGATATAAGGTTATTATATTTAGGTGAACTGGTTGTGTTATAATTAAGAAATATATAAGGTTCAGTGTAAATATATGAATGGTTTTTGTGGTAATGAAATGTTTAATGTATTGTTTATGATAGTATGTGAAAAATATTATTATGGTATGGTTTAATAATAAATGTGTGTGTATGTTTAATGTGTGTGAATGTAAAATTAATTAGTGAAATTATATGTAATAAAATATATTGATTAATAAGTATAATAATTGATATGTAGTTATATGTAATTATATAATGTGTGGTAAGTATATTATAGTATGGTAAATATATTATATGGTATATGTAATAATATAGTAGATACCATGAATGTTATTGTCAATATATGGATATTATATATTAAAAAAAGTGTAGATGTAAATTTAGTTAGAGTATAAAAATTAATTGTATATAAAATATATATGAATATATTTAAATTGCTGATTATAAGATGATTAAGTGGAAAAAATATTAAAAATGTAAAATATTAAAAAAGTTTTTTGGTAAAGATTTAAGATATATAAAAAAGTATATATAAAGAATGTGAAGATTAATATGAATATGAAAGTATTTGTATTTTTTTTTGGAGTTATGTGTATAGAAAATGATTTATTAATATGTATGATGGAATGTTAATAGTTATTAGTATGAGAAGTATAATTGAAGAAAAGGAAATGTTATTATTAAAATGGAGAAATGAAGAAAATAATAATAAGAAAAGTAAAAGAAATAGAATTATTGAGAAGAATGGAAGAGAAAAAAAATAGAATTAATATAGATGGTTTTGAATTAAAAAATTTTTATGAAGAAGATTTATTTGATGGTAAAAAATTAAATGTATTGTTTTTAATAAGAATATTTTGGTGTTGTATGAAAGATTTAGATAATGAAAAAAAAGGATATGATGTGTTGGAATGGAATTATGAAAATTATTATAAGTTTTTTTGTGATAATATTGATAAGGTTGATTTAAATAAAAATAGTTATAGGTTATATTTTAAGAAGTTAGTAAGTTATTATAAAAATGAATTAGAGATAAAATTAAAAAATGATGAATAGAGAATTATTAAGTAAAAGAGAGGTTTGTGAAATATTAAGAATAAGTATTGGGAGTTTAGATAGAATGATGAAGAAGAAAGAAATTAATTATATAAAGTTTGAAAGAAGTGTAAGGTTTGAAGTAAATGAAATTGATAGATTATTAAATGAATTAAAAGTTATAAGATGAATGAATTAATTATAAAGTGGAGTGATAAGTTAGGTTTAGAATATGTAAAAAATATAATTGCAGATTTTGATTTTATGGAAATAGAATTTTATGAAGATAGAAATAAGAAAGAAGTTATTGATGTTTTTTTAATGTATGAATATGATAATAGATTAAGAATAAAAAGGATTGAAGAAATAAATAATGAGATAATAAAATTTGATAATATGAAAAGTAGTATAAAGAATTATATTATTGATAAGTTAAGAAATGAAAATAAATTAATTAATTTTTTAAAGAATAAGGATAGAAAAGTGTTAGGTAAAATAAATAGTATTTGTGATATAAATAAAGAATATAATATTGTAGATAATATGAAATTTGAAGAAGAGAAAAGAATTAGAGGAAATAATATAAGAGTTAATTTAAATAATTAATAATGAAAGAAATAAAATTTTGGTTAAAAGATATAATGGTTAAAGAAGGAGTAAGTGAAAAGGAAGTTGTAAGTAAATTGATTGAAGAAATTGGTGGAGAATTATTATTAGAAATGTTAAGTGAGAAGTATAAAGAATTAGTAATAAAAAGTAATAATTAGAAAATATGAAATTGTGGTTAGAAGATATATTTGATGTAAAAAATTATATAGGAGAAAAAATGTTAAATGATAATATTTTAAATAAAGTAATGAGAGAAATAGATTTATTAATGTTTATAATGAATGATTTTTTAAAGTATAAAGGAAATGAAATTAGTAAAGATGAATTTTTAGATAGATTTAAGAATATTAAAAGTAATAGTAGTTTAAAGAATAATGAAATATATAATATTAATAATATGAAAAAATATATTGATGGTAATGAAAAAATGTTTGTAGATAAAGTAATTGATTTTGATAATATAATTGCAGAATTTAATGAATTTAGTATTAATAGTAAAGATGAAGATAAATTAAAGAAGTATTATAATAAGAAGTTGAAAGAGTTTAGAAATGTAATATAAAGTAAAGTAGGTTATATAATTAGTATATGAAAAATATTGTATTAGAAATAATATGATATTTTTTTTTGTTTAAATGTATATTATGTGAGAATTATGTATTTAAATGTGTTTTAATGTATTAAAAATATAAGTTAATATGGTTATGTGAGTTGAAAGAGGTAATGTATTAAAATTAAAGTAATTTAATGAATAAGGATAAAGGAAGGATAATAAATTAATATTATCCTTTTTTTGTGTATTAATGTTATTTTTTATTTTGCTTTTTGTTGTGTTTGTGTAGTTGTTGTATTTGGTTGAGTTGGTGTTATAGGATTTAATGGTGTTGATGAATTTTGATTTAAGT